TTCTACTTAAGGATATATTATGGCTACAACATTTCTAACATTAGTTAATGATGTCAACAAAAGGCTGAACGAAGTTGAGCTTACCAGTTCTAACTTTGCATCAGCCACAGGTTTTTATGCACACATAAAAGATGCAGTCAACTCTGCTATACGCTACATTAATGAAAGCGAGTATGAGTGGCCTTTTAATCATTCAGAAAAAGAACAAACATTAGTTGCTGGTACAACAAGATACGCATTTCCAACAGATGCTAAACTAATAGACTTTGAATCGTTTAGAATAAAAGAAGATGCTACATTAGGAAATGATACAAAGAAACTAGCTTTAATTACATATGATGAATACCTAGAAAAATACGTGGATCAGGAGTACGCTGCAAGTCAGACACGTGCACTACCACGTTTTGTTTTTCATGGACCTGATCTAAAGTATGGTTTGATAGAACCACCTGATAAAGCATACACGTTAGTATTTGACTACTATGTATTTCAGGCAGACCTATCTGCTCATGGTGACACAATGGTTATCCCAGACCGTTTTAAACACGTTGTAGTGGACGCTGCAATGTTTCATGCATATATGTTCAGGGGTAACACTCAAGATGCTGTAGTGGTCAAGGAGAGGGCAGATGAGGGTATTAAAGCAATGAGGTCTATGTTAATTAATCGCTATCACTATATGAGGTCTTATATGATACCTGCTGCAACAGGAGGACGTAGACTAGGTTCCTCTAGGTCTACAGCAGGATCGAGCTTGGATAGTCTATAATGCCTGATGCATGGGAGACATTTAGAATAGAGTTTAAAGGTGGGCTAGTAACTAATCTTAGCCCATTGCAACAAGCTATCAATGCTCCCGGTTCTGCCAGAATACTACGTAACTACGAACCATCTATTGATGGAGGTTACAAACGCATACAGGGCTATGCTAAGTTTGATAGTAATATTATGGCTCCATATGGTAATCCAGTTGTACATGGAGCTAGTCAATCAGGTACTACATTAATTATAGCAGCAGTGCATACTACTCCTGCTGTTGGTGATACATTTACTATAGCAGGAGTCTCTAGTACATATACAATATCGGGTGTATCTTTTGATGCTACTAATAATAGAGCCACACTAACTTTATCAGGTGCACTAGCTTCTAGTCCTGCTAATGGTGCGCTTATAACATTTGCTACTGTAACTACAGCTAACTATGCTAATGGTATTACATACTTTAATAATAAAGCTGTAGTAGCACTTAATGCAGATATATTAGAAACAGCAGGTAGTGGCTATACAAAAATAAATAAACCTAATTATGGTAGTCCATTAGTACACAATGCTTCTCAGACAGGTACATCTCTAGAGATAGATGCGGTAGATAACTTTCCACAAGCAGGTGATGTATTTACTATTGCAGGTGTAGATAAAACATATACAGTTCAAACTACTATATCATCTTATACTAATGAAACACATAAACGTCTTACTGTTACTATAGATCCAGCACTAGATAGTAGTCCATCAGATAATGCGGCTTTAACATTTATATCTACTAGTAGAGAAGGTGCAGTTAATACACGATTTGATATTATTGATTTTACAGGTACATCAACACTCATAATGGTTGATGGTGTAAATGCACCTGCACTATATGATGGCACTACGTTTACTGAATTAAATAGTGCACCATCAGATGTAATAGGTGCTACAGTTGTAGCTACACATAAAAATCACATCTTTTACGCTAAAGGTAGAGTATTAAGTTTTGGTGCACCACTTACTACTACAGATTTTCAAAGTGGTAATGGTGCTGGTAGTATTGGTTTAGATAATAGTATAGTAGCAATAAAAAGTTTTAGAGATCAACTTATAGTATTTACAGATTCATCTATCTTTAGATTAAATGGTGACGCACTAGCAACTTTTAACTTACAACCTATTACACGTGACATAGGATGTATACAGACTGACAGCGTACAAGAAATAGGTGGTGATGTTGTATTCATGGCTCCTGATGGTTTAAGACTTCTTAGTGCTACTGAACGTATTGGTGACTTTGGATTAGCACCTATTACTAAAAAGATACAAGGTACGTTTAATGAATTTGTAAAATTACATACAGACTTTTTTAGTTTAGTCATAAGAAATAAATCACAATATAGACTATTAGGTTGGAATAATAGCTTTACAAGACCTAATGCACAAGGTATACTGTTTACACAATTTGCATCTCCCGGTGAAGCATCTGTTATTGACTTTGCAGAAACCAGAGGTATACAAGCAACAGCATGTGCAAGTGTGTATTCAGGAACAACTGAGTTTGTTCTGTTTTCAGGTAAAGAAGGTTATCTACACAGAATGGAAAATGACACATCTAGTTTTGATGGTAATAATATAGCAACTACATTTGCTACACCTTTCTATCCTATCAATGATCCACGTATACGAAAGACAATATACAAAGCTCAGTTCTATCTAGATCCAGAAGGAAGAGTAAACTTTGATCTAAACTTAAAATTTGACTTTGATGAGAGTGGTGCTGTAGTTATGCCAGCAGTAACATTTACAAATGCAACTAGTAATCAGGCACAATTTTATGGTATTGGTGCATATGGATCTGCTACTTATGGTGCTAAGTTACAGAAAGTATTTTCTGCACAGACTACAGGATCAGGTAAAACTATATCTGCACAGTTTGAAGCAGATAATAATACAGATGTTCCATATGCGCTTGACGCATTGACACTGGAATATGCAACACATGCAAGAAGGTAATTAAAAATGGGAACAGGATATACACGTAACGATACTGCTAACAATATTGCTGATGGTAATATTATTAATGCCTCTGACTTTGATGGAGAGTTTGATGCTATCGTAACTGCCTTTAGTACATCAGGACATACGCATGATGGTACAGCAGCAGAAGGTGGTGCAATAACTAAACTAGGACCAGCACAACAACTTACTATAGCCGCAACTAGTATTGTACCATCTACTGATGATGCATTTGATTTAGGTTCTAGTGGTGCAGAGTTTAAAGATTTATACATTGATGGTGTTGCATACATAGATGCTATTAACTTTAATGGCACAGCTATTGCTTCTACTGCTGCTGAACTTAATATTGTAGATGGTGACACATCTGCTTCTACTGGTGTAACTATAGCAACCTCAGATCAGTTTATTATAAACGATGGTGGTACAATGAAACAGCTTACGTTTGCTGATTTAGAAACGTGGGTAGAATCTAACATTGACACAGGTGCAAGTTTAACAACTGTAGGTGCATTAGATTCTGGTAGTATAACTTCTGGCTTTGGTAATATTGATAATGGTGCATCTAACATAACGTCAGGTGGTTTGTTAAAAATAGATGTAGATGCTGATGCAGATGATCTTACAGGTGATAGTGCTACAGGTAGACTTACCATAGGTGCAGGTGAAGACCTAAACTTATATCATGGTGGTACTAATTCTTACATAGTAAATGATACAGGCGATTTAATTATTGACACAGCAGGTGATGTTGTTCTTGATGCAAATGGTGCAGATGTATTATTAAAAGATGATGGCACACAGTATGGTGCTTTAACTAATAGTTCTGGTGATCTTATAATTAAGTCAGGTTCAACTACTGCACTTACAATGTCAGGTGCTAATGTTACTGCTGCTGGCAATGTTACAGTAACAGGTGACTTAACCATATCAGGTGATGACTTGACTATGGGTACAAATACTTCTGGTATGTTGCTTATAGCTGATGGCACAAACTTTAATCCTACTGCTGTTACTGCGCTAAGTGAAATATCTACAGTAGCTAACGATGATGTATTTCTTGCAATAGACACATCAGGTGGTGGCCTTAAGAAAATAGCTAGAAGTGCTGTTGTAGCAGGTCTTGCTACATCTTCTGCTATTAGTAATGTTGTAGAAGATACATCTCCACAATTAGGTGCTGACCTTGATACTAACTCTTTTAATATAGCATTTGATGATGCACATGGTATTAATGATGATAGTGGTAATGAGTTTATTATATTTCAGAAAACAGCTACAGCAGTCAACCAACTAGACATTACTAATGCTGCTACAGGTAATCCACCAGAGGTATCAGCTACAGGTGGTGACTCAAACATTAGTCTTAAGCTAACACCTAAAGGTACAGGTCAGGTTGTACTAGATGGTAATGTAGGTATAGAAAGTGGTCTGATTGATCTTAAAAATAGTGGTTCTGTATCTTCTATACGTTTCTACTGTGAGTCTTCTAATGCTCACTATGCAGCAATCAATGCTCCTGCTCACAGTGACTTTAGTGGTAATGTAACACTAACTCTACCAGTTACAACATCTACATTAGTTGGTGATACAGCTACACAAACACTTACAAATAAAACTCTTACTAGCCCAGTACTTAATACAGGTGTTAGTGGTACAGCAGTTCTTGATGAAGATAACTTAGCTTCTGACTCTGCTACTCAACTAGCCACACAACAATCTATTAAAGCATATGTAGATAACTCAATGACATCTGCTGTTACTGCTAGTTCTACAACTACACTTACAAACAAAACACTTACTGCTCCTAAGTTTGCTGATGCAGGTTTTATTGCTGATGCAAATGGTAATGAACAGGTTGTATTTCAAACTACAAGTTCTGCTGTTAACGCTCTTGAAGTAACTAACTCTGCAACAGGCAATGCAATTGTTGTTGGTGCATTTGGTTCAGATTCAAATGTAGATATAGATATTACACCTAAAGGTACAGGTGAAGTAAATATAGCAGCTGGTAATTTAAACTATGCAGGTACAGCTATAACAACTACAGGTGCTGAAATAAATTTAATTGATGGTGATACAGCTAGAGGCACAACAGCAGTAGCAAGTGGTGATGGTATACTTATTAATGATGGTGGTACAATGCGTATGACTAATGTTGATACTGTATCTACATACTTTGCTAGTCACTCTGTTGGTGGTAGTAATATAGTTACAACTGGAGCATTAGACTCTGGTTCTATAACTTCTGGTTTTGGTAACATAGATACTGGGTCATCTACGATTACAACCACTGGTCTTATATCTGGTGGGTCTTTAGACATTGACAATGTTTTAATTAACGGTACAACTATAGGTCATACAGATGATACCGATTTAATGACATTAGCTAATGGTGTTCTTACTGTTGCTGGAGAAGTTTCTATGACTACTCTAGATATTGGTGGTACTAATATAACTGCAAGTGCTGCTGAACTAAACTATGTAGATGGTGTAACTAGTGCAATACAAACGCAACTAGATGCTAAAGCATCAACTGGAAAAGCAATAGCAATGGCAATGGTTTTTGGGTAGTATAGAAAGAAAGATTTATGCAATACATTATAGAGTTAATTAAGAAACATCAAACATGGTTTAGAACAGATGACCTACTTGAACCTTGGGTTGGTGGTTATGGTTTAGATAAACTAAACATAGAAACTGAAGAGGAAAATAAAAATGGCAGCACCTAATATTGTCAATGTAGCAACCATTACTGCAAAGACAGCAACTGCATTATTAACAGGAACTTCAGCAGTTAATGCTGTAAATAATCCTGCATCATCTGGTAAGGTAATGAAAATAAACAGCCTCATTATCTCTAACGTAGATGGTACAAACTCAGCTACTGTAACTGTAGCAATATATCCGAATGACGATTTAGCAGGGACAGCAGTAGTTATTGCTTCTACTATAGCAGTACCAGCAGATTCATTCGTAGTTATTATAGATAAGAACCAAGGGCTATACTTAGAAGAAGATAAGTCTCTTGGTGTTACTGCAAGTGCAGCTAACGATTTAACATACACAGTTACATACGAAGAACTTTCATAGGAATTTAAATGAGATTTGTAGGTGACATAGCTTTAGACGCTGAAGTACGAGCTATTGCTAGTGGTGCAATAACAGATGGTGCGCCAGTTATAGTTAATGCTGATGGTACAGTACGATCTTCTGCTAGTGTTACAACAACTAACACTGAAGCATTAGCATCAGCATTTGCTGAAGTTAGTTCAGGTCATACAGCTTCTACTGGTGTAAGTATTACTTACGATACTAATGCCAAAAGATTTGTAATTGTGTTTAAAGATAGTAATGGTTATGGGACAGCAATAGTAGCTGAAATAAACACTAGTAATTTTACTTTAAGCTATGGAACTGCTGTTGTTTTTCATTCGGCTGATATATCAGAGGTTTTTCAAGCGTCTTGTTTTGATAGCACTAATAATAAACATATTATTGTTTACGAAGATAGTAGTTCTGATGATGGGCAAGTGATAGTAGGAACAGTAGATTCGTCTGATAATAGTATTAGTTTTGGATCTGCTGTAGAGTATGCTGGTTCAAATAATAGTAACGCACCTTCTATTTGTTACGATAGTACTAATAATAGAGTTGTAATTGCATTTTCAGATAATGCAAACTCAAATTACGGCACAGCAATAGTTGGTACTGTAAGTGGAACTAGTGTCAGTTTTGGAACTGAAGCTGTTTTTGCAAGTACGTCAATGTACGCAAATCCAATGCCTGTGCATGATGTTGGTGCAAATAAAATAGTTATTCAGTATATAGATGGAGGAAACAGCAATTATGGTACTGGAGTTGTTGGCACTGTAGATAGTTCTGACAATAGTATTAGTTTCGGTACACCATCCGTATATAACAGTAGTCTTCAGTATGGTGATGGTACACCTGTTTATGACAGTACTAATAATAAAACAGTTTTTTTATTCAATGATTATGGAGATAGTGAAAAAGGTAAAGCAAGAGTAGTTAGTATAAGTGGAACTAGTATTAGTTACGGAACAGAAGTTACATTTGAATCTCAAAAAGGCCCAAGAATAGCTGCAACTTTTGATAGCAATGTTGGTAAAGTAGCTGTTGGTTATTACGATGAAACACCAACTAATATGAGGCACATTACAGGTACAGTAAGTGGTACTGATATTTCATTTGGTAGTGAATTAGATATAACGTCAGATAATGCACAACCATCAGCAGGTGCAGCAGCTTTTGATCCAAATACAGGTAAAGTTCTTTATGTTGTTAGAAATATAACACAGAGCAATAAACCGTATGCAGCTGTTGTACAGGTAGGTGGTGACAGTACAGATGCACCATTAACATCAGAAAACTTTATAGGCTTTGCACACGCCGCATATGCAGATGGACAAAAAGCTACAGTAAAAACTACTGGATCGATTGCTAGAAATATACCGCAACAACCATTACCCCAAGCATTAGGAACTGCTGTAGTTTTTAATGAAGCAGATACAACAGATGGAAATTCTGTATTCGATCCAGATACAAATAAAATTATTTGGGCAGGTAGAGATGAGGGAAACTCTAATTACG